TACGGATGTGAAGGACAGCACCGGAAACACGGTAACGCAGGTGTATGCCGAGGCGGAGTTTTATGACCTTACTTTTTCTGTCCGTAAGGAAGAAAAGAAGTTTGATGCGGAAATGGCGGATGTGGCTATGGCGTATGCCCTTGCCGATACCGAGTGGAGTGTGGGAACGGTCAATGTGACTTCCAAACGTACCTGGACGAGTTCGGAGAAAAACGCACTTTCCATCTTACGCAGCGTTGCCAATCTCCACGGTGGTGACCTTGTATTTGACTGCCCGAACCGATTGGTGCATCTGCTTACGGTCAACGGCAAAGACAGCGGTGCCTTGTTTGCATACAAAAAGAATATGAAAAGCATTGAACGAGTGGTGGATACCCGTTCACTTGTAACAAGGCTTTATGCGGTCGGTGCTAACGGCATGACCTTTGCTGATATCAATGGTGGTAAGCCTTATCTTGAGGATTTCACTTATTCCAAAGATATCCGTATTACCACTTTGGATTGTTCTTCTTTTACCAATCCATATCAGATGAAGGAATACACTGCCATGCGTCTTGCAGAATACTGTAAGCCTGCCGTATCTTATGTGCTGAATGCGATGGACTTATCTGTGCTGACAGGATATGAGCATGAGGCGTGGAACTTAGGCGATTATGTCCGTGTGGAAGATAAGGATTTGGGCCTTTCTGTCACTACCCGTATCGTGCGCCGAGAGTACAATCTGCAGGAGCCTTGGAATACGGTATTGGAACTTTCCACTACGCTGAAGAACCTCGGAAGTTCAGTAAGTTCCATTGATACCATTGCCGATGCACTGGAAGGTACAGGAATGGTATCCAATAACGATATCCGTGAACTTGTGCCGTTCAATCATCTGCGAAATTCCCGTGCTGATGATGGCTTGGCATATTGGGTCAGTTCCGGTTTTGAGGCAGACGGAGAAAATGGAGCATCCGGCACGGCATCTTTTAAGGCGGAAGGTGTTGCAGGCATGACAAAAAGTCTGTATCAGACTGTGTATCCTTCCAACCGCAGCAGTTATACATTGTCGGCGCAGATTGCATCAGAGAATTTGAAGAAACTCTCTGATAATGCCCAGGTTGGCATTGAAGTAGTTATTGAATATGAAGATGGCAGTACCGAAACCAGATTCATTGACCTTTACTGATGGAGGTGTCTATGGCTTATTTTTCTAAAACATCGGAGAAGATAATGCCTGAAAATTACTTCTCCAAAGTGAAATCTATCACCGTGCGTGTGTGCGTGACCAACTGCGCAGGCACTTTTTATATTACAGACCTTCTGTTGCAACCGGGTTCGGTAGCCACGGGATGGGTAGGTCATCCCTGCGAAATGAAGTGGGTGCTTGATGGCTAATCCGGTATTTATCCGTCTGGCAGAGGTCATAAACAAAAAGCATGATATGCGTGTTGTGAGCGTTACCGTGAAACCTACCGTCACGGACTGCTCCGGAACGATATGGTTTACTGACCTGCAATTACAGGAAGGACCTGCGCTGACAGGCTATGTGCCACACACAGAGAGATGGTTGAAAGAAGGTTCCAAGGTATGGTTCAACGGCGTTGTGCGTTCTGCGGAAACGGTGATTATCTGTAATGTCGGTGATACTTCCGGTGGTTTGGATATTCATATTTATCCCAAATCCGATATGAAGGCAGGCTCGGTGCAGCTTGCCCAGGGTGTTGGCGGTCAGAAGGTTGTATTTCCAAAAAGCCTGTCTGCGGAGGATAATCTGGCTCTCCTTGCTTCTGTGAGAGAATGCACGAAGAACGGTGTGACCGAACTCAAAGAAGGTTTTTATCAATACAGTGCCGCTTGGGATTCCAAGCACATGGTTACCTTGGAGGACGGAAAGTCTGCCAGGGTGCTTTTTGAATTACAGCAGATGACGGATGGAGGTGTGTCGATTTGAGGGATAAACTGAAAGGCAAACGAATTATGGTGTGGACATTTATGGGAAACTCCAGAATGTATGAAGCCTTGCGTGACTACGGTGACCGTATCGATACCATCGGTCTGTTTTCTTTCAAGGTAGATAAGACAGGTACGATTACCGAGAGTGGTGTTCCCATCGGCAATATGCTGACCTATATCAACAAATGGCCACATATCCGATGGCTACTTACGGTAGCTAATGATGGTGCCAATTCTATTTTTAAGGCTCTGCGTGATAATACGGGCGGTGCACAGGATACCTTCTGTTCGGAACTTGTCCGAATTATGAAAAAGTATCCGTGGTGTGATGGCGTAGATATCGACCTGGAAAAAGGAGATGACTATTCCACCCACGCAGCTTCCACGGCAATGTTCAAACACATCTACGAAACGGTAAAAGCCTATGATTCCACCAAGGAGATGAATATCTGCCTTCCAGGTATGACTTCCGTCAACGGTTCGGTGGGTGGAGAAAACTGGTGTGTGTATGGTGACCTTGATAAGTATTGCGATACGGCATCCATCATGAGTTATGGTATGGCTTGGGCGGGTTCTGCTCCCGGTCCTGTTTCTCCGAGGAGCTGGCTTGAGGGTATTTACGATTATGCTACGAAGGTAATGAACCCTGACAAGGTGTTCCTTGGTATGCCTGCTTACGGTTGGAACTGGCAGATATATGACACACCGGAGAACCTCGGTAAATATTATCGAGGTACATCCCACACCTATTATGCAGCAAAATACTGGATGCAGGGTGTTTACAATTTTACCGATGATGCACCTCCGCAACCATTCATTCCGATAGTTTCTTATTGGGACGATTACGATATGGGACCGTGGGCATTGCCTCACGTGTACGATTATATGGAAGGAAGAGATGCAACGGATTATTCTTATCCGCTAATGACTGAAACCTATAACCGCAGACGATATCTGACCGCTTATGCAAAACAGCAGCATACCAAATTCGGAGATATCATCACTGACCACGATGCCGAGCCGGACAGCTACGGCGGTGTGGTTTCGGTATCGAAAACACTGGTCACTTTGGGTGATGAGGGTACAGCCACCTACAAATTTAAGATTGATGAGGCAGGAACTTATGATGTAGCGGTTCGTTTGTGTTACCCGTTCTGGGATAAAAACAGCATCTACGCATCACTGGATGGTGACACCGTGCATTTTTCGGAAAGCCGTCTGTGGTGGCCGTATTGGAGAACTACCTTCTGGGCGACACTTGCCAAGGGAGTGAGCCTTTCTGCGGGAGAGCATACGCTGACCATTTCTGTCGGTGTAAACGGTGTGCAGTTTTATGGTTTCCGTGTCTGCACTGATTTTTCCGAAGAACCTACGGCAGGTGAAGCAGAATACACCCTTGCTCCACGAAAGTTCAAGGATGTGAGCGGAGATATGGTGGGCCCAGCAACGGGGTTCAAGCTGACATTGGAAATGCTCCGCCGAAAGCCTGACTCGGCTCTTGTGTGGTATGAGGACTTCCGTGATGAAGAAAAAATACCGGAAAGCTACTGGACGGTTCTCTCCGGTGAGTGGGATGTATGGCAAGACCCGGACAGCACGGCAAACCGACCGTATTCACAGCTTGAGGGTTACGGTCAGCTTGCGTGGAATTACGGTAGTTTTTCGGATATTCATCTGAGGGCACAGATTATCTTTCCGGAAGACGGTGGTGGTAAAGCGGGAATTTTCCTTGGCTCATTATTTTGCTGTTATAACTATGACAGTCAGCGTGTTGAGTTGTATGAGGGTTCTACGCTAAAAGGTAGTTATGCTACCAGTTTTTCCAAGACATCAAAGGCAGACCTTCGCAGTAATCCGAATGCCTACACCATTGAAATGCGAAAACGCGGAAATAAGGTACGAGTGTATTCCTCTGCATCCAACACGCTGCGATTTACGGCAACGGTCAGTGATGTCAGCGGTTATGCAGGCATACGTTCCGATAACAAGGTAAACTGTCAGTTGCTCCGTTTGGGAGATGCCTGGACGTATGAGCCTTATGAGAGGTTCGATGTGGTAATGCCGGATGGAACGGAAACTACCTACGGCAGGATTAAAAGGAACAACTGCACATGGGATGAGGAGTTCCAGGTGTTCACGTTGACTTCCGATGTGGAAGAATACTCTACCAGAAGCGAAGATATTTCTCTGGACTACGAATTTTATCATTCCCACATCATGCCCCTTGAGTGTGGCTATGATTACAAAACAAAAATCATCCCAAGGGATATTAACATCTGGATTTCCAGACTGTTCCTTGGGGATTCAGACGGCTTTTCAATTCTGTATTATCAGGATGTGGATAGCCTGATCTATTGGGCGAACCAGGCAGCATACCGATGGAAACTGCGAGGGATGTGTATGTGGTCCCTTGGGCAGGAGGATATGCG